TTACTCCGTTCATTTCAGGGTCAGTGCCAAAACTTAGAGTGTGGCTTTACCGCTCAAGGATTCTTTGAATTAAAGATCCAGCTTTCCCCTCCAGCTCATCCTAATCCTGAAATTAACCTACCTACTCCAGACCGTACTTGGAAAATGGAGCACGCATGACAGACAAAATTGATATTGCTCAAGAACTACAACTTAAACAGGTCCAAATTCAACTTAAAGACTTTAGCCGCCCTTCCCTAACTGAATGTGAAGAATGCGGAAATGATATTCCTGTTGAGCGTCAACGCTATGGTTCTGTAACTCTTTGTGTTGAATGTAAAAATACACAAGAAAAACTTTCAAAAAGGTACTTTTGAATGACAAATTTCCAAATCTTTTTCATCGTTATTCTTGTTTTAGCCCTCATTATTTTTTGGATGATTCTGGATTATCAATTTACTCGGTACATCCATGAGATGAAGGCTTTTTATAAGGAAGAAGATCTCCAAAACAAAAGCGTACTTAAAATTAATCAACCGTTCCACTATGGGAGCAATAAATGTGGCTATACCCAATCTTAATCGGCATGATCATGGGCATTATTTTAAGTAGTTCCATGTTCTTATACCTTGTCGCATAACGCCAAGCCCCTTCAATGGGGCTTTATTATTTTACAGTCAACATCCCATCAACTCTGAACGGATTCTTACTCAGTTTATCGCGACTCATTGACCAAGTTCTTCCTGGTATAAAGCACGGCCCTACACCTAATTTTTTCTTACCGTACTTTTGGTGCACCCCTTCTAAAGTTTTCATTAATTTTTCTTTTTTCTCAATCGTTTCAAAGTCTGTAAGTAAGTCATAGGTATGGCCAGATTTTGGCTCTAAACCCGTTAGGATTACTCCACACTTTTTATATTTAATGCCTTCTTTAAAAATCTCACTAACCATTCGTGTTGCAGCTCTAACTAGATCCAGCGCACAATCAGTTGGTTCTGAAAAACTACCACTAATAGATTTATTATAAAAAGGGACATTAGGGTCAAAAGGATTTGACTGCACGAAAGCAATCATACAGCCACATAGCAGAGATTCATCTCTTAGCCGGCTACAGGCATCCTGTGCATACATACTTATAGCTTCTTTTAAGTCTTCTAGTTCTGTTACGCGTGAGCCGAAAGACCGGCTGGCAATAATTTGCTGTTTGGTTTGCGGTGTATGTTCTATTTCTATACATGAAACGCCCTGAAGTTCAGCAACAGTTCTGGCCATGACAATCGAAAACTTTTTTTTCATTTCACGTGGGTCTGTACAAGCCAAATCAAATACAGTATTTATTCCCATCCCCTGCAATTTCTTACTGTGTTTACGGCCGACTCCCCACACTTCAGACACATCAATTTCAGCTAAAAATGCTTCTTTATTGCAGAGATCCATATCAACCAGATTGCACACGCTGTTAAATGCTGGATATTTCTTTGCAATGTGATTCGCAATTTTTGCTTCAGTTTTGCTGCTTCCAATCCCCACACAGCAAGGCAAACCTACCCACTTTAAAATTTTTGTTCTCATGTCTTGGGCAAGGTTGGTTAAGTTAAAGTTTTCGTAGTAATCAGTTAGGTCTAAAAAGCATTCATCTATTGAGTAAATTTCTTGTTCTGATTCGGTCACATAAGTGCCTAAAACTTTATGGAAACGTCGAGACATTTCAGCATAGAGCGTGTAATTGCTTGAAAGAACAATCACGTTATTCTGCTGAACAATATCTTTAATTTGAAACAACGGTACTCCCATTTTAATACCAAGCATTTTCGCTTCGTTGGATCTGGCAACAGCACATCCATCATTGTTTGATAAGACAATAACAGGCTTATCAATCAAACTTGGATTGAACACACGCTCACAACTGACGTAGCAGTTATTTACGTCCACCAAAGCAAACACTTTGTTTTCGTGCTTCATTTACTTTTTCTTGTATTTTTTAAAATGAAGGTCACTACACCCCAGATAAAAAGTTCTTGGCCATCCTTTAAATGAATATCACAAAACTCTGGGTTTTCAGCTTTTAACCAGCGTTCATCAGCATCGATCATTAAACGCTTTACGGTAAATTCGTTATCCACTAAAGCAATCACAATATCGTTATGCTTTGCTTCAAGACTACGGTCGACGATCAGTTCATCATCAATATCAATGCCTGCATTTAGCATTGATTGTGAGGCCACCCGGACAACGAAAGTTGCACACTCATTTTTAATTAAGTGCTCATTCATATCTATATTTTTATCTACATAATCTTGTGCTGGGCTTGGAAAGCCAGCTGCAACTTTTTCTATGGCTAGAGGAACTGAGAATTTAGTAAAAGGAGTTACTTTTTCAATATAGTCAATCTCGCTCAAAGCATTGCACTGCTTGAGATGAGGTTTAATTTTAATGATGGATGGTTCGATATTGTTCATAAGATCACCTTGATTTCGTTACATAATCAAGATGATAGTTTATTAACTGATTTTTTAACAAATTTTAAAAATCACGTAGAATCAATAACAAGTCATAACCTGACGCACTCAAGTATGTATTTGATCGGATTTTCTTCAACTCTTCCTTAGGTTGTGCTAGGTATTCGTCAGGTTCCATATCTAAGAAAAAATCTCTCGCTTCAGTATTTTTACAGTTGAGCCAATCATTTCTTAGGCTATCTGGAATCACGATAATTGAGCGTTTTTCGTCAGTTGGTGCATGGAACTGAGACATAAACGGATGATGATCAGCATTTATGGTGAGCATAGTCATTGAGCGTATTTGGTGCCCTTCTACTTTCGCATTTTCATAAAGAGCAGCAACGGTAAAAGGCATGCCATCTTTACGGTAGATCCCGTACCAATGTGCTTTGCCATTGATATATTTTGGCTCGTAAATGGTGTCGACTGGTATTAAGGCAAACTGGCTATTCTTCCAGGCATGACGGAAGCTAGGTTTCTCATGGACTGTTTCTGTCCGGGCATTATAAGTTTTGCGGCAAATTTTTAAATCTTTGGCCCAAGTTGGCACCAAACCAAATTTTACTTGGCGCCACTCAACGTTCCCTTCATTTGAGAATAAAAGTGGGCAATCTGTACCTGGGTAAATATCGTTGCTATATTCAAAAGTTGGTTCAAATAAATCTAAGAGGTGAACACGGTCTTTTGAAATTGGTTCATAGTTCGCACACATAGATTTTTAAACTCCATCATTTATAATGACCTATCACTTATAAACATATCTGAATCATGAAAAGACATTACAAGTTTATTAGTTATTATTTGTTAGTTTATTTTATATTATTAATTTTCTACGGATTAATTCAAAAATTTAGCATATGTGTAGAAATGGAAGGTTTTAAATGTAATTTTTCTGAGTCGAAATTTTTTAATTTTCTAACTGTAGTTTCTTATATCCTAACACCGATTATAGCAATAATAGGCTTTCAAAATTGGAAAAGTCAGTATAAATATGAGCAAAATAAAAACAGATTTGCCAAAGTTTTTGAACTTTCCTTACTCCTTAACAGTCAAATTAGAATCTTACGTGAAACAGATATATCAATAAGAACAAGAAATTCGCACGAAAATATTTCAGATTATTCTCAAAACTATCTTGATCCAGAATATGAAAAATATCTAGAAAAAACATATAATTTAAAAAAAATATATAATGAGTGCTTAGATAATATTTCAATTTTAGAATACACACAAAGTAAAAAAATGAATGGACTTCGAAAAATATTGCTTCAACATAGTTTAATAATAGATTCATGTTCAAGTAGTTTTTATAATTTTCTACAAACATATGACACCAATAACACCCTATTAAGAAGTGCTCTTATTCCATATTTTTCAAGAAAAAAAGAAGAAAAAATATTCAAAGAGATTTATCAAAATCCAGACGAATTTGAGAAAAATTATAGAGAGTCAAATAATATAAAAGAAATAAACTTACAAAAAAGAATTCACAAATATATTAGTTTAAGACAAAAAGATTAAATTCAAAAAAGCCTTTAATGAAGTCTTTTTTACTTTAATAGACTATGTAGTAAATTCCATAACCTTCTGGAAGTTTTCCCAGTGGCTCAGCAATACGAACTAAAAACTCTACGTAACAACGTTCCCAACTTTTCATTATTTACCCCTTTAAATTCTTGATAGCTTCTGTTGTGGCCTTAACCATTTCTGTTGTGCTTTTCATTTGATCAGAAATTAAATTACTCATGTCTTTATGTGCTGTACCATCAATTTCACGTCCAAAGTATTTAAGAGCAAGCTCTTTACGGACGTTGGCCGCTTCATCGGTTGGAATACTTTCCATAAATGTTGGGTATGCTTGAAGTTCCAGTTGGGTTTGGTAATTTTGATCAGCCAATCGCTGATAATGTGCAGATTGTTTTAAAAAATAAGTTATTAGCGTTATACTCGCAATTAGCGTAGTTATTTTTATAGACCAAAAGATAGCAGACTTCGCATATGAAGGCTGATTAATAATATTATTAATATAATCTGTATCCCACAGTTTTAGAGAAACTAAAATTACAATTATTAGTGTACCTAAAAACAAATTTCTATAATTTTTTTCAGCCTTCCTGTATTTTATAACTGCACTATTATAAATATCTTCAGTTTTTGCATTATCAGCAAGATTTCGTAAACGTCTAAAAACTTCTAACTCTTTATTTACAGAATCAACACTTTGATTAATATATATTCTCAAGTAATCATTGAAATTTTCTTTTAACTTTATAAATGAAAATATAGATTTGTAAAGTGTTTCTAGTTGATATTTTAAAGTTTCCAACTTTTCATTTTTTTCTTTTTCGAATTCCTTTATAAACCCAGTAGAAGCATTACCCATAAGATCAGATAAACTCCTGAATTCGTTAAAAGATATTTTTATGTTTTCATTATTGTCAAACTTTTCTTTAAAATGTCTTTCAATTTTTTTTGCTTCTGAAAGAATTATAGAAATATTATTACTTATGAATTCTAAATTCGGCATATCATCATTATGATTTAAATCATCTGTAAGAATATCTATCCAATTCTCAATAAATAAATTGTATTTATCAAAATTGTTTTTATTAAACTGTTTAAATGC